CCAGGGGCTCAAACATGAAACATCTAATTCTCGCCGCGGCGCTTCTCGCCTCGACGGCGATTCCGGCGGCAGCGCGGCTGCAGCTTTCCATCAGCGACGGGGGCACGACGTTCAGTTGCTTCGACGGGCAATTGTCCTGCGATCAGTCGGGGGGCGCTAACAATCTCCTCCTCGTCAACACGACGGTTGGGGGCGCCTTCGTGCAGATCGCGCTCGCTCAGAGTGTTTTCGGCTCGATCAACGAACTTCAACTCAGCGCCTCCGACATCGTCAACCAGACGCTCTCGCCGCTGACGGTGACTCTCTTGGCCTCGGACACGGACTTTGCCGGCCCGGTGCGGGCGATCAACAATTCGGCCAGCCTGACCTTCAACCAGAACGTCGGCGCTCCCGACTCGACGTTGCAGTTCTGGGCGGACCCGGCGAATGCGCAGGGCGCAAACCCAAACCAGACTCCCGGCACGCTGTTGGAGACGGTTTTCGGTCACGCGCTCACGGACCCGGACTCTTTTGCCGGCAGCAGGATCACGCCATTCGTTGCGGAGGGTTTGTACTCGCAAACGGAGGGCGCACGGTTGGTGCTTCGCGCTGGCGGCTCGATTACGGGCTTCAACCAATCGATGCAGTCGAGCGCCATTCCGGAGCCGGCAACATGGGCGATGCTTGGTCTTGGATTTGCGGGGTTGTCGCTTGCCGGGTGGCGTAAGCGCCGCACACCGACGCTCGCGGTTTAACGGAACCCCCAAAGTCGGGCCGCGAGCTAGGGGAGAGGTGGGAGCGTGGCCGCGCTTGCCTCTCCCCGCCACTAGTCGCGTCAAAGTTGCAGTGCTAAACCTCGTCGCGCGATTCTGCGCGGGAGGTTTACCCCGATGCCGCAACTGTACTGGATTATCCCGCTCGAGGGCGGTGGCGCCCGTCCCGATAATACGCTCCCCGGTGGGCAGGGAGGCTATCCCAGCCAGGGACTCCCCGGTCATCAGCCTTATCCGGACCAGGGTCTGCCTGGCGGACAGGGCGGCCATCCCAGCCATCCCATCCACATTCCCGGCGTGCCCGACCAGGGATTGCCTGAAGGTCAGCCGATCCCCGGCAACGAACTGCCTCCGATCCCGGTTCCTCCGCAATATTCGGAGAGCCTGGTCGTCGGGGTGAAGCAACCCAACTCGACTGAGTGGACGTTTACGGCTTACGACACCAGTCTCACGCCGGGCCACGAACTGCCGGAGCATGCGGCGCCGAAGCGTCGCAAGTAATCGATGGAACGGCTGTTCGCCTCGTTCAAGGATTCGGGTGGCACGAACACGAGTGCCTATGATCCCAGTGATCCGGACAGCTATGAGAACTTCCTACATGCGATGATCACGGATTCGCGGTCCTATGAGGGCGACATCCTCGCCGCGGACCGTGATTACGCGCAGAAATATTACTACGGCCTCCTGCCGACATTGGATGGCGACGACGCCAACCGCTATTCCTCAACGACGGTCGTCGAGGATGCGAACGCGACTTACGAGGAGGTTTCCGGCAAGTCGCAGGACGACGCGAACCGCTCACGCTACGTCTCCACCGACGTCAAGGACGCGGTGATGATGATGCTGCCCAGCCTGATCCGGCTGTTTGCGGCGAGCGAATCTCCAATCGAGTTTGTGCCGCGCAGCGCGCCCGACGCCGCCAAGGCGAAGGAGCAAACGAACTACGTCAACTACGTTTTCTGGCACGACAACTCGGGATTTTTGATTCTCTACGGCGCGTTCAAGGACGCGCTGACGGTCAAGACGGGTTTCGTGAAGTGGTGGACGGACAACGAGAAGGAGATTCGCCAAAAGGAATACACCAACATTACGGCGCAGCAGATTCAGCAGTTTCTGATTGAGAACCCGACGGCCAAACTGGCTGAACTCGGTAATCCCGTTCAGCCGCCGCCGCCGCCGCCACAGATGCAGCCGCCGCCCGGTCCGCCTGGCGCGGTTCCAGGGATGTCTCCTCCCCCTCCTAGGGGCCCGCCGCCAGGTGGGGCGCCGCTGGGCATGGGCGGGCCTCCGCCGGGTGGGGCCGCATCTCCGCCTGGTGGAGCGCCGCCGCCCCCGCCAGGACCGATGCCGCCGGTGGCGATCTATGATCGCGCGCTGTTCACCTACGAAGTCTCGAAGCCGCTGATCAAGGTCGAGGGAATACCGCCAGAGGAGATGCGGCTCGACCGCTATGCGCGGTCTTTCAAGACCAGCCGCATCGTCGGCCATGAGCGCATCGTGCCGGTCGACGAGCTCACGGCGATGGGTTGGAAGCGCGAGGATCTTCTCGACTACATTCAGTCGCAGTCGACGCCGGAATACACCTCGGAGGCGCAGCTCCGGAACCCTGGCCGGATGGTTGGCACGCGGGTTGGCGACGGCGTGAATTACGGCGAGTGGTACATCCGCGCCGACAAGGATGGCGACGGTATTCCGGAGCTCCGTCGCGTCATCACGATGGGCGAGAACGCCGACATCATCGAGGACAAGCCGGCGAACCGGATCAAGATGGCGTATTTCGGCGTGGATCCGATCGCCCACACCATCGTGGGCGACTCAATTTCTGACGCGGTGATGGACGTTCAGAGGCTGAAGACGAATCTATATCGGGCGTTGCTCGACAGCGCGGCCGAGTCAATCAACCCGAAGACGGTGATCAATGAGCTTAACGTTAACGTTGACGATGCCCTGAACGACGATCTTGGCGCTGTAATCCGCGTGCGCGGCGACCCATCGTCGGCAGTCATGTATACGTCGACGCCATTTCTCGGCAAAGACATGATGCCGGTGATTGAGGTATTCGACGGCGTGCTCCAGCGGCGAACTGGGCTGAGCGACGCAGCAAAAGGCCTTGATCCGAAAGCACTTCAATCGTCGACGATGATCGGCGTCGAGGCAATCATAAACGGGCAGCAGGAGCGCACGGAGCTTGTTGCGCGAGTGCTCGCTGAGACGGGCTACAAGGAGCTCTTCGCAGGCATTCTCGACGAGATCTGTGAGAATCCCAACCAGAAGCGGTCCCTCAAGATCAACGGCAACTGGGTGGATTATGACACCTCGACGTTCGACGCCTCGATGGGGGTCGAAGTCAACCCAACCCTCGGCAAAGGCTCGGATTCCCTCCGCTTGATGACACTGCAGCAGATCAAGATGGATCAGCAGACGATCATAGCGCAAATGGGCCCCGGCAATCCGATCTGTGGCATTCCAGAGATGTATAACACGATGTCGGACATGTTGGAGATCGCCAACATTAAGGACGTCGGGCGCTACTTCAAGATGCCGACTCCGGAGGCGATGGACAAGCTTCTGAACACGCCGAAAGAGCCGGATGCGATGACGATCGCGGCCCAGGCGCAGTACCAGAAGGTTAAGGCGGACGCGGCACAGGCGCTGGGCGATCAGAACCTTCGCGCCAAGGAGCAAGCGCAGGATCACGAGCTCGCTGCGCAGGAGTTGCAAGAGAAGGCGCTATTCGATCAGCAGAAGCTAGACATCGAGCGCGACAAGATCCACGCCCAGCACGTCTCGACGCTTGGGCAGATGGCGGCGAACATTTTCCAGACTCACGCTGACGTGCACGTCGCGCACGCGCAGATGGACTCGGAAGAGCGAATCGCTGAGACGGAAGCGGCCGCGGCCGCGAAGGCGGCAGAGGCCAGCCAGGATAGCGGGGCGTGACTTGGCTGACTCAGGAGGATTGTTTTTTGGCGGACGCGCTTGATCAGGAAAGCGAAGCGAAGAAGAAGGCGATGGTCCGTATTACGGATTTCGGATTGTCTTTCCTCGGTGTCATTGACGCTACTTTGCCACCTGGCCGTGAGGCTTCGCTGGCTAAGACCAAGATCGAAGAGGCCGTCCATTGGGCCGTTAGCGGGCTTACGAAATGATCGACCCGTTCGAGAAAGCGAACATTCCGACCGACGCCGGCTCGAAGCGCGAGCGGCGCGAGGAAGCGGAGGAGCTCCTCGAGGAGAACGGCGTGTTCATGCTCTCGCTGAAGAGTCTGTCGCGCAAATGGTATGCGGAGATGATCACGTCACTAGAGCCGGCGAGGCGGGAAGCGGCGTCGGTGAAGCTCCAGGCGCTCGAGGCGATCGTGCCTGAGATGCGGCGCTTCATCACCGACCACAAGATGGCGTTGGACAAGCAGAGGAAGCATGCCTCCTGAAGGCACAGAAACAGCGGCCGCGGCCTTCGAGCGCGCGATCGATGTCGGCCAGAGCTCCAACGAGCAACCTGCGCAGCGTGCGCCGGCGACTCGCGCTCGCGACAACGAGGGGCGATTCGCTCAGGTCGCTGAGCGGCCGGAACCCATGTTCGAGATGCGGATCGTCGAAGGTGATCCGGAGACGGGCGATACGAGCGACGGCGGCGATGATCCGCGGCTCCGTGCACGCGAAAGGGAGCTAGGCGATGGGCAGTTTACCGAGAGGGAAGACGGCGAAGCTGAACCACGATCCCGCAAAGCGCCCGCCCAAGCTGAAAGGCAGGGTCGCGAACGATCTGTGGCCGAATCCGGCGAGGAGCGCGGCAGGACCGGCCCCGACGACGGACACCCAGGAACCGAGGATGAGCCGGAAGACCTCGAGGCCGACGCCGCCGGCGATGAAGAGACTGACGAAGGGCCGGAATATGAAATAACGGTCGACGGTCAGCCCCAGACTGTCACCCTAAGCGAGCTTCGCGACGGCTACATCCGGACCGCGACTTTCCATTCGCGAATCAACAAGGTTCACGAGCACAAGCAAGCAGTCGAGCAAGAGGCTGGGCGTGTCGGGCAACTGCGCGAGATCTTCATCAACGGATTATCGGCGCTCGACCACGACTTCCAGGCTATGGCGCCGGCGGAACCGGACTGGGACAAGGAGTTCGAGCTCGACCCTGCGGCGGCGCACCGCAAGCAGAAAGAATACCAAGCTTATTACGCAAAACTGAACCAGATCCGGCAGCAACGCGCCTGGTCTATCCAAAATGGGAAGGAGGAACAGGATCGCGCGAGTGCGAAATATGCGGTAGAGCAGTTCACACAGTTCGTCGAAGATCATCGAAAGCTGATCAAGGACGAGCCATCGTTGCAACGGGTTGTCGGCGGGATGCGCAAGACTGCGCTGAACGAAGGCTTTCTCGAGCATGAGGTGGCAGGCGTCTACGACCGGAGGATGCTCAACATCCTCTTCAAGGCGTGGATGTACGACCAAGGGATGGCGGTAAGACCCCAAGCGGCCATCACCAACGGTCAAGGCAGGACGTTGGTACCCGGTTCGGCTAGGCCCTTAAACGGGAGTGTCGGACGCCGGAACATCGACGAAGCCCAGCGAGCATTGGCTCGCACAGGAAAGATGGAAGACGCGACAAACTTCTTCCAAAGGCTTCTCAGATGAACCGGAGTATAAATCACCATGCCCAAAGTAGCAGGCTCATTTACAACCTATAACGCGGTTGGGAATCGCGAAGACTTAAGTAACGCCATCTATAACATCGACCCATTTGACACGCCGGTCATGTCCGCGATCAAGCGGCGCAATGTAAAAAACCGACTGTTCGACTGGCAAATCGAATACCTCCCGACAGTTGATCCGAATAACGCGCAGGTCGAAGGATTCATCCTTAGCCCGACGCTCGGAACACCTACCATCCGGCAGAACAACGTCACGCAAATCAGCAAGCGCGACGCGACCGTCTCTGGTTCGCAAGAAGAGGCGGATGCGGCTGGTAAAGGGAGCGAGATGGCTCACCAGATGGCGATGAATTCCAAGGTCTTGAAGTCGGACATGGAAACGATTCTCTGCAGCCGCCAGCCTCGCAACGACGGCGGCGACGATCCGCCAGCCGTCCAGACCCCGATCGCGGCCCGCGTTACAGAGGGATTCTCTCACTGGCTCGGCCGGGCGAAGGACAAAGCCGGCGCCGTCGCCGGCGCGATCGCGCCAGGTTCGATCGTCACGGGACTCCCGACGACTGCCACCGGCGCTTTCGCGGCGCCTGGTGCTCCTGTGGCGCTGACTGAGCAAATGCTCGGTGACGCGATGCAGAAGGCCTATACGAACGGCGCTTCCCCGACCCTCTGGGTGGTCCCTCCCGGCCCTAAGAGGACCGTGAGCACGTTCGTTGGGCGCAGCACTACGCAGGTCATGGTTGGGAAGACTGAGGTCGTCTCGACGGTGGACGTGCTGGCGACCGATTTCGGCCGAGTGAAGTGCATTCCCTCGCGCTGGCTTCCGCCCGACGTCGGCCTGCTGATTGATCCTGATTACGCCGCGGTCGCTTTTTACCGGAGCTTTAGGCAGTACCTGATGGCCCGCACCGGCGACGCTGAACAACGGATGATCGTCGTCGAGTGGGGCGTCGAGATGCGCAACGCTCTCGCGCACATTATGTTCAACGGAATAACCGCTTAAACATCAAATAGTTAAGCGGAGATATTCCGGTGGAGACGAGGCGACTCTACATGGTCCGCGACGGGATCGTTCGCGAGACTCTCTACGACGACTCTGAGGGTCGCCTCGTCGTGTCCGCGCAGCAATACCTCGACGAGATTATTGAGGGGATTGCTCGCGACCGCGAGAACATGCGCAAGACTGAGTTCAAGAAGGTCGCGACTCTGCCCGCGATCGTCGTCGAGAACTTGACCAAGCGCGGGATCTACGACGACCGGGACGCCTTCGATAAGTGGCTGAACTCGAGCGAGGCTACTCCTTGGCGGGTTTGGCGAGGCAATGTTTGATGTGCGCGTCCTCCTCTTCCTCGCCTTCGCGCTCGATGGCTGCAGCAGCACTTGGACGCTTGGGCCTGGGGCCTGGGCGACCACGCCGCCGATTATTCCAGGCTTTCATGCGGTGCAGTTGGCCGATGGGAGATTCTTCGAACAGCCCGATACCCCGCCGGCTCCGACCACAACGCCGGAACAGACAGTCTTAGGCGCGCTGCAAGAGGCGCAAGCGACGAGAGAAGCGATTAGAAAGTTGGCGCGATGATCGGAGCTCTCCTTACCCTCGTCATCTACATTCTGGTGTTCGGGCTGATCTGGTGGCTCGTGCAATATCTGTTGGGCCTGTTCCCGCTCCCAGAACCGGCCCCGCGCGTCATTCAGGCAGTGCTTGCGGTCATTTTGGTGCTGTTCCTGATTGGCGTGATTATGAGCGTGCTGGGCGCAGGTGATTACGGCTTTCCGGTCATGAGGTGGCGATGAGCGTTAGCCCAGTCTGGATTGCCTCCTACGGCAAGGCGGTTGCGGGCGCGGCCGCGGTCTACGTCGTGCCGAAGGCTGTGCCGGGCGCGGTGCAGCACTGGATTGCCGGCTATGGCAAAGCGGTTGCCGGCGCCACTCCGGTCTGGGTTGCCGGCTATGGCAAGGGGTTCGGCGGCGCCACTCCGATCTGGATCGGAGGATACGGTAAGTGACCGACTTCGCGGACTTCAAAGCTCAGATTGCCGAATGGCAGAATCGCGAAGACTGGTCCGACGGCCTCGTCACGTCTTTCGTTCGCATGTCAGAGCAAAAATTTAACGCTGAGCTCCGAGTCTCGCGGATGATCCAGAGCGTCGACGGGCTCATCACCTCGAGGTGCGCGCCTATCCCTGACGACTGGCTCGAATTCAGCCTGGTGCGGATCGGGGTGCCCAACGTGCCATCGGGATTCGCGCCAATTCATTACAAGGCGCGTGACGAATTCTTCAAGCTTCCGGACAAGTGGGCCGTTGGTTTCTATACGATCGAGGGCCGCGAGATATTCTTTGGCGGATACCCCGACACGATTGAAGGGCAATCGTTTCGCCTAACCTATTACGGCGATGTTCCGGTCTTCGCGGACGACACGGACAGTTGGATATACACAAAATATCCGAGTCTCTATCTCGCTAATGCGCTCTTCCATGCCCGCATGCACGCGGTGGGCGAAGAACAGGCCGCGGCGCTTTCTAAGCAGCTTACGGAAGACGGCATCGCCAAGCTCAACGCTGAATGGTCGATGGGGAAGGCGTCGGGCTCGAGGCTGACGCGCACCAGAACAAGGAGATTCGGCTGATGGTTGGTTTATCGTCCGCCGGCGAGGCGCTCGTCCTCACGCCGCTTACCACGACCGCTTACGTGTCGCTGCACACCGCTGATCCCAGCGATGCGGGCGCGAGCGAGGTTTCGGGCGGCGGCTATGCTCGCCCCTCGTCCGCCGTCACGTTCACGAGCACGGGCGCGAATCCGACCGTGTCGGCTAATAACGCGATCGTTACCTTCCCGGTGGCGACCGGCGCCTGGGGCACGGTCACGCATTTCGGGATCTGGAGTGCCGTGAGCGGCGGCACGTTCCGCGGCTCGGGGGCGCTGACAACGTCTAAGGCGGTAGGCAACGGCGACACGGCGCGCTTTGCAGTCGGGGCTCTGACGATCACAGCGAACTAATGTGGCCTACTTTGACACCACTTGGTACACGCACGCGGGCGACGGTTCTACGACCG